AGAGCCTCCACAGCGTCAGCCGGGGCGGCAGCCTCCAACATAGAAAACATCACCTCAACCTGGGCGAAATCCGCAGACTCCCCCGACTGGGCAATCCTAGCGGCACGACGGAAAACGCGGGCAGGAACAGCCTGAGCCGTCTCCTCCGCATCCGCCAACACCCAGCTATGGTCACCGATCTTTAATGTGTAACCTGTGCCACTCATCTATCAACAAACCCCTAAAATCGTGTATCAGTTCTCAGACGGCGGATTAGGATCCGGCTTCGGCGAAGGAGGAGGCGTCGGAGGAGTATCAGCTTTTAAAGCCGTCATCCACCCCCGACCCGACACCGCATCACCCTTCTTATTAATCTGGGCAGGATACGCCTTCAACGTCACACCATACCCATACACCTCGCCATTCTTACCCTTAATCTCGTCACGATCGATCAACTCGACCTCAGGGAAATAGTAGCGAATAACCTGATCGCCATCAATAATATCCATCAGTAAAGCGTGCACACCAGTGGTGGCGCCTGGTGAAATATCAAACGAACCAGAATCGGATCCGGCAGTAACCTTCGACTGCCAAAACAGTTCGATAACCTCCTTCTTAGACTCGATCAGCTGGAAAGAAATCTCGATAGACGACTCCGTGGCCACAGTGCGAACAACATCCGCATTCTGCCAAGCCTTCAAATCATCCGTTTTACGCTCAGGCTTAATCTTAAACCCGTCATCAGACAGGTACCCTAAAGCAGTCAGCCCATCAGGAACCGTCTTCACACCATCAATAGTGTCACCGGCATGAGCTTTACCAATATAGACGTCACCCGTAACAGCAGAGCGAACATTAGACGCTGTACGTGTTCCAGCCATCATAACCCCCAAAAAACAATATCAAACAAAAAACAAACAACAATATCAAAACAAAACGTTTACTCGGATTCGACAGGCCTACATATCAGCTCAAAAAGCGAATACACATCAAAACGTGCACCATCAACCAAAAGATCAGGACCCGTAGAACGTCGGCAAAACACCACCGGGCCACCATCAACACCATCAGCCAGCACAGCCTCCACACGGCGTGCCAAAGACATAGCCCTATCCGGAGTATCCGAAAACACGTTCACCCGCAAAAACACTCGCTCACGAACATGCAACTGCGGGCCACCATCAAGAGCCAACCAAATAAGGTCACCCTCAAAGCTATCCGGCACTGTCCCGGTGCATGGTATATCAGACAGCCAGCCATCATCCTTGAGGACGCGTTTAGCCCACTTCCTGGGGTCATCGTAGACGATCACGACGCAGCCCCAATCGACCTCGCCAACGTGCCATGCTTCGCCTCAATACGCTTCCCACCCTTATATGTGGTGCCAATCCTGGCGACAGCCTCGACACGGTGAACCTGCACCTCAGACGACAAGCCAGCACGATACTGGGCCTTATCGAAAGCATTACCGCCCACATTCGCTGAGGCCGCATGCTTGACACGCTCGCCACGCTCAGCCAACATGCCCTGCACACCAGAAGACTTCAACACCTCACGAATACCCGGCAAGTTCAGCTTCACATTCACATCCTGAGCCACAATCTATCAGCCCTTCTTGCGCTTCACATTGATCTGCGTACCAGCATTCCAGCCAGACATGGGGTGATGCCACACGATAGGAGACCCGTCAGCCTCCCACACAACGCCCCGGATACGCCACCTGCAACGATAATCGGCACCCACAACAGGCTGCTTGAAAAGCATCGACCAATGCTCATCGTCAGAGTCACGGCCTGCCGCCTCATCCTCCTGCGAAACGGAAGCATAGATGGCCACGTTATGGTACACAGTCTCGACAGGCTTAGACCAGTCTTCCACCTTGTCTCCAAGATCATCGACACGAACAGTCGGTTGAAGCATCACAACCGTTTCACCATAAGGAAAACTGGTCATATCATATCTCCCACAAAGGGCCATCGTAGCCGTTAATATCAGATCCGCACGAGCAACCCTCACCCCACACCGTGGAACACACCTCAGAATGTGCATATCTACTATTAATGGTGGGTGTGATAGTGAACGCTTTACCAGCCCCACTATTCCCTTCACATAGCTTCTTCAACGCGGCAATCTCAGAAGGCCACAACAAATTCGTGGGAGTATTAGACCGTGTAGTCTGGGCGAAAGGGCCCGCAGACTCATACTGCACCTGACCCGACACGCCAGTATCATTCCAGCGCAACAAAGCCCTACGCAGAATAGCCTTAGCGGCATCCTTGTATTTGAAATCCGGTTTAGCGATACAGGGGGCGACACTGACAGCCACAGCCTCCACATCGGCAATCATCGCCTCAAGCTTCTCTCTAGGAATATCGGCGAAAGGCTCAATATCCTCAGGCTTCAAAATGATACCCATCAACACCACCCCCTGCACACAGCATAAACATTATCGCAACAAATGAATCAGTTACCAGCCGGCGGATTAGGCTTCGGGGCAGCCTTCTCCTTCACAACAGCAAACGAATCAAGCGACTCAATCGCAACATACAGCACAGCCTCGGCACGAACCATAACCTCATTATGGCCCTTCAAGTCACGCCCCGTCTGATCCGGGTCACCATACTCGATCAGCTCAATCGGGAAGTTACGCTGGAACCCCCAATGAACACGAGAGAAATCACCCACAATAGCCTTAACACCAGAAGCAGGCGACATCTCCGGGGCACCCGAAACAGTCGAAGAAGCACCAACATTCAGCCCACGCCAATTATCCAGGCCGGCAAACCCGGCGGCAGGATACATAGGCTGACCGGCAAGCGGAGACCCCTTCGGATACACCTCAGTAGACAGAGCAAACGAGAACGCCGGATCCAAAGCAACACCATTAGGAACCTGCAAACCAGCACCAGCAATCAGACCAACAGCCTTAACAAGATCAGCCGTAGCGGAATCGGTGGCATCAACCGTCTTATTCGTCTTATCCAGCGACACCTTGACCGCCGCAGCAGGCTTACCCGTAGCAGGATCAATACCATGGAAAGCAATCAGATCAACAGCGCGACCAATCGAAGCACCAAGAGCAGGCGAAATCAGATCCTGCAGTACACCCAAACGGTAATCAGCGTCAGCCCACATAAACTCGTCGCTCACGCGCTGCTGAGTCACAACCTTGATAGGCTGCGCAGTAAACGCAGAAACATCAACGCTAGCGGAAGGCTTAACCTCGCCCTCGCCAACAATCTTAGCGCGCGGAACACCACTAAAAACGGCGCCCTTAACAGGCCCGAAAATAGTCGGCTGCTCCGGTGACAGTTTAGCAAGAACACCAGAATCGATAGCACGGTCACGAACCGCACCAATCATAGAACCAGGAAGCTCAAGCTTCCCTGCAGAAAGAAAATCGTCAGCCATGATAAATCATCTCCTAGAATTATTGACAAGAGCATCCACAAACGCGACACCCTCACGTCGTTTAACATCATCAACGGGGGCACTCCCCGCAAGACGGCGCACACCCGCGCCACCACCACTACTATGGTCGATCAAACCCTTCAAAGCCTTAGCAGACTCGGCAAGCGACTCCTTATCGCTACCGTGAAGAAAAGCGATCGCATCACCCGACAGGCCACACTCGGCAGCCACCTCGCGCTTCACACCCTCAAGAACAAACCCGTTAATCCGGTCTTCGAGTTCCTCATTCTTGCGGCGAAGATCATCAATCACAGACCCCGCATCACCATCCGAGGCGCGAAGCTTCTCCAACTCGGCGAAATTACTTTTAGCACGAGACTCCCACTTACGGGCCTCAGCCTTCCAATCCGTGCCAGAAGAAGACTCCTCCTTCACGGAAACATCACCGGCATGATCATCGCCGGCAGCCTGCCTATCCTTCACAACATCAACAATGTCTCCACCCTTTCCGGGCTCAACAGCATAATTGTCAACATTCTGTTCTTCAACACTCTGATCGGCCATAGCCTAACCTATACTCCTTGCGGAAAACAACACAACATTGTTGACCCCCGTGCGGGAGACAACCCTGTGCACCGATAACCGGCGGCACACAACCGGAAACCATCATCTCATGTCGCCAACAGTACGCATAGCCTTCAAAATATTGCCAGGCGACTGTTGCAAACCATGATCATCAACCCACTCACGGGCCTTCTCATACGTCCTCTGATATGCGGCATCAGCCCTATTTGGTTCCCAAGGGCCAACAACCTCAACCACCGTACAACCACAATGATCATGATACTTCGAACCAAACGGGCGCTTACCACCACGCTTATGACGCCGCGTATGACCAGTAGTAAGCGCCCGTTCTTTGGTCGTATAATCCGACCTCGTAGCCAACATGGCACAAAAAGCACACGGATCACCATCAGTCACCCGACGCCACGACCTACCCTGCGCACCCGCCGACCACTCAACCGTGTCACGACCAGCATTCATAACAGCCCGATCAAAACCCGCAGCCATAGCATCAATCGTGTCATTCGCCCTATCCGGGTCACTCTTAAGAATCTTCATAGTCGAAAACGACCTCGCCAACGCGGCGGCAGCATCAAACTCGTCATACACGATCAAACCAGGATCCACACCATTCAACCGGCGAAAATCCGACACAAACCTGGCAGCCAACGATGCTGAACCATCATGGCCGGCACGCTCCAACTCCACACACAGACGCACATACTGTGTGTCACTCATCTTCCCAGAACGCCACAAACGGCCAAGCTCAGAATAATACCCAGCGTATTTCCCGGCAAACCTGACCGCCTCACGCTGATACTCAGTCGCCGCAAGCCTCGCCTCAACCCCCGAAGCCATCGCCTATCATACCTCGTTAGTTTGACGGGAAATAGCCCCAGCCAGTGCCGCCAACGGGTCAGACGACTCAGCACGATGACGCATCACAGCCTCAACCTGCACATCATCAAGCCCCAACATCTCCAACACCGTCCGAGAATCCGCGGGCAAAATACCGGCACCCACAAGCTTCGTCACAGCATCAGCCGTAGCCGCCCGAGTCGGCGTCGAAGCATCACGCCAACGCAAACCCACATCACCAAAAAACGCGGCCTCATCAACACTCGAATCC